AAAGCCCTGCGTCAGCGCTGGGTTGTTCAGCAGCGATTGCAGGCTCGTGATGTTGTTCTTGCCGAAATCGGTGAACGGCTGAAGGTCCGTGCGCGTCTGCTGGTATTGCTGGTTTTGCAGATCGGCGGCGTATTTCGCGGCATCTGACTGCGTATTGGCCGCGCTCTTGCTCGCGCTCGCGCCGGCAATGCCGCCCACCAAGCTGCCGACGCCGCTTACGATGCTTCCGATAAGACTCATGTTTGCCTCGAATATGCAAATTGTTTGCAGCGCATTAAGATCGCTCCGCCCCGAATCTCGACTGGCTTGAACCCGAGCCGCTTGCAGAAGCGCATGCTTTTCTCATTGCCGAGTTCGACGAGCGTTTCGGCATAGCCGAATTCGTCGATCGTGCGTTGAAGGTGCTGGATCAAATGACCGCGGATGCTGCTCTGTGGGTCGGAGAAGAAAACGATGTGTACTTCGGGACCGCGCTGCGCGACTGCGCCGACCTCCGCGCCGGACGACATCAGGGGATGTATTGCCCACCCCTCGAAATGCCGTCTGAAGTCATCCCACGCAATGCCATGTCGCGCCGCGTCGACGCACTCATACATTCGCCGCAGCATGCGTTAGACGCTCTCCGCGCCGGAAACCGTGCAAGTGACGCCCAAGCCGGTAGCCCAAAGCATCATTCCCGGAACGAGCTTGTGATTGATTAGGTTCGGCACTTGAATGGACTGGCCGGCCGGCGCGACGATCGATTCGACCGTCGTTGCGTCCGTTTCCGATCCGCTGACCGGGACAATGTAGAACTTGACCGTTACAGGCGCACCGGTCGGGTTCCAAAGGTTCGCCGCTTGGATCGTCGCGTAAGTGTTCGTCGGCGCCGCGTAGAGTTGCGAAGGCGATGCCGCCAGGACCGATTGAGCGAGTTGTTTCCAGGTAATCATGATTTCCCTATTACGAGTACGGTGCCGCTGATCGGCGGAGGCGGCTGCAGCCCTGCGATGGTCTGCTCTAGCGCTGTGATGCGCGCTCGCAGATCGGCGTTCTGCTGGCTTGCCGAATTGCTGGCTACCAATTCCTCTAGAGCAGCGATCCGAGCCAGCAGCGCGGCGTCTGGATGGCTCACGAAGCCGTTATCCAGCAGTAGCGCGTTCGCGCCGTCAGTGGAGCCCGGAACAACGCCCGAGATCGCGCCGCTTCGGTTGAATAGCGACAACACGAGCGGCAACCAAACGGGCGTGATTCGCCCTGTCTTTGGGTCGGTGAACGGCGCCCCAACATCGGGGAAGTTTTGTGCGCTCATGTTCTGGCCGGTGATGCGTCAACAAACGCGCCGTTGAGTGCTGTCTTGACCGGCGCGGACCATGAAAGCTCGAATACCCGGTCGCGCGAATAGCCGAGCCGCTGAAACTGGATCGACGTCAGGAACTCGCCCGTCTTGCCGAGGCTCGACATAACAGGGTTGCCCCACGATTGCCCGCGGTCGTCGCTCCACCGCAGCCATACCATTGGCGGCCGGGCGTCAGGAACAAGCGCGGCCTGCTCTGCGATGAAGCTGCTCACCTGATCGGCTGTGACGACCGTTGCGCCGCCGTCCGTCGTCAGCAATGGCGACGAATACTGCGTGAGCATGACCGGCTGATATGTGTTGCCGACTTCCATATCCGCGATGAACTGGCGGAACATGACACGGTTGCCGTCTTTGCCGGCGATATGCGGGAAACTGCGGATGCGGATCATTGCCGCGCCGTTGTCGGTATAGGCGTTCGGATCGAGCGCGTACACCTGGCCCGTTTGCCAGTCGCCAACGAGGTTTTGACCGCCATAGAACGAATGGCAGTTCATACGATGGCGCGACAGGCTGCCGTCCGCTTCGAGATACGCGCGCTGATGCCACATGCCGGACGCCAGATCGAAGCACCATGTCTTATTGGCGGTCGGAAAGGTCAGCACATAGAAGGCATGGCCTTCCTGCAAGTACGAAAAGCCGATCGCGTCATCGGTCCGGCTGTAAGTGCTGAATTCATGCGCGAGCGCAGGCGTTGAAATCGGCTCGGCGCCGTAGTTCTTGCCAGCGAATACGACGTCCTGCCCCTGCAGATCTTTCCCGAGCCAGAACAGCGCCAGGTCGATCTTTGCAACAGAGTGTTTCGCCGCACAGCCGTGCTCGATGAACACGCCAGGCATGCGCCCAAACGTGAAGTCGGAAGCGCCGGTGTTGTACCAGACCTCAGTTGTCAACTCGCCAAACAGCCAAACTTCGCGGTGCATCACGGCGAGCGTTACAAGGTTGTCCGAATACGTCGATTTCGACGCGATGTCGAGCGGATCGAACGTGATGTCGTTGAACTTCGAGATGTAGAACTGCTGCGAATTCGGCTTATTGAACACGAAATAGCCGTCGACGTATCCGACCGCATCAGCGCCATAGAACGCCGGGTCAGTTACTGCCGACATCTTGTTCTGCGTGATGTCGACCGTAAATCCAACGCTCGTTCCATCCACCACAAACGCCTGCGTGCCGTTATCCACCATCGCCACCGGGCCGCTTGACGTCGAGAGCGCGCCGAGCAGGTTGTATGTCAGCGAGGCGTCGACAAAGTACAGATTCGAGCCGACGACTTCGTATCGGTTGCCATTGCTGGCGGTGTAGATGCAGCGGCTTTCGGCCACGATCGGCGGCGTCGATGCGAGCGTGAGACCCGGCGTCGGGTAATGCGTCGTCGGCGATGGAGAGTCTTGCGGGTTCGACTCGACGTACAGGTTCACGCAGCGCTGCGCGTTGGCAATTACGCTGCGCGCCATGTATGCGCCGGACGTGAGCGGGATTCGCATTTATTTTTACCTAGTAAGGGCGGTCCGCATAAATATTGAACCGCTGTTTCGAGCCGAGCCCGCGCGGCATCGTCATGGCTTGGATGCTCGTGTTCATTCGCTTCACGATGCGCTTGGCGTTCACCGCAAGGCCGATCAGCGTGCGCTGCGGGTCGATCTGATACGACGGGGCCAGAAACATCGCCAGGTTGTAGCGAATCGCCGTCATGTACTCAGGCGGCAGGTTGATGACCGTTGCCGGCGTGGCGAACTGCGGCAGCGCTTCCATCGTCACGATGTGCAGCTCGAACGTGTTGTTCGGAACCGGGTAGAAAATCAGGTTGCCGAGCGGATATGCCGGGTCGTAATACGCATACGACGGGAAGGATTGCAGCGCCTTCAGAGCGATGCGCGCATAGTCCTCGCGCGCGTCGATGATCGTCACCGGGTAATCGATCGGCGTTGCGCTGCCCGCGTTCAGGCGCGCATATGCCGCATTGATCGCAATCGGCCGCTGAATGTTGAAATTGCCGCCTGTGCCGACGGTGTAGGACTGCGCGCCGGTCGACGGGATGGCGGTATCCACCAGGTGATAGACGCTCAGGCGTTCGCCCTGCCACTGACCGAGCATCATGTTCAGCGTAGCGAGCGCGTCCGCAGTGTCGTCGGCAGAGATCGACTGCCCGATGCCGAGCGCGCCGATGTCTTTCAACGCAAGCGTAATGAGATCAAGCGCGGTCGTAGCCATCAAGCAGCCTCAAGTGCGGCCCGAATCTTGTCGTCGGACCAACGTTTATCGATCTTCACGCCCTTTTCGGCGGCGATCTGGATCAGTGCTTCGCGCTCGTCCTCGCTATCGGAGCCGAGCAGCGCTGCTTCTTCTTCAGCCGATTGCACAAGCTGGTCGCCGATCCACTTTGGATAAGCGACAAATTCGGGGGATTCTTCGCGCGGCACAGGCGGCACGTATGCGGGCACGATCCATCCATCGCCGAGCGCGGCCTGTTCGTCGGCGCTGTTGACGATCTTCTGCGCGCCATCGGGGCCAGTGACCCACTTCGGAAACTCTTCGTATGCCATCGAGCCCTCAGAATGAAAAAACCCCTCCGAAGAGGGGTTCGATTGCTGGATCAGCGGCATTTACCGGATGATCTTCGTTGCAAGTTCCGGGTAAATCGCGCTGTATCCATAAAGGACGTCGATTCGGCAAGGCACGGTATCGGTGCCGATCGCGTACTGGCGGCTGATACGCATCGAAATGCCCTTGTGCATGCGGCGAGCGCCCCATGCGCCGTACTGCGCGACATCTTCCAAGTCGGCGGTCACGAGCGTGAAAGCGTCCTTGTGATAGCCGAGGTTCGCGCTGTATTGCGTCGATGCAACGACGTCCCATGTCACCACAGCCGCGTTCGCCGGGCCGGCCGAAACGGTCTGATACTGCTGGTTCGATGCCGCGGTGTTGATCGCCGGGAAGATCGCGAGCGTTGCGTTACCCGAGCCGTCTGCCGTTGCGTCAGCAGTGACGACGAACTGGCGCAGCACGCCGGTCGTCTGACGGTTCTGCGGGTTCACGCCGAACACGCCGGCGATGGTGAACACGTCGCCCTTCTTGACCGTGGCAGCAGCGCCAAG